TGTTGCCTGTATTTGTATTGATTTCTGCAGGAAATGTTATTCCATCAACACCAAATCTATTTTTGATTACATGAACTCTGCCTGTGTTTGCAATCTTATCCTCAACCTTACGACTTACAGACATAACAAAGTCAGCAGTCATCACCTTACTATAATCTTCAGCCACCTTACTGGCATCAATCACATCTTCTTCTAACGAACTTCTATTTGCCTGTGAAGCAGTCCATATTGGAATATCAAACTCACCAGCCATACCACGAAGATTTTCATAAGTCTCACCTGTAGCGTGTCTCTTCTCTTTATAGAATGTAGTTGGTTTTAGAATATCAGCATAATCAACTATGACAGCATCAGGTTTGATTTCTTGTATCTCCATCTGTTTAAGATGAGAAGCTAATGTGTTTACCGAAGCAGAACGAGTTGGATAGTATTTTATAATCAACTTACCTTTTAGTCCATCTATAACTTTCTGTACATCATCTTGATAAAATTTAATGTTAGCAGTTGGTGTACCACTAAATACTGTATCATATCTTAAACCAACATAAGCCTCATTCAACTCTAATGTATAATGAACTACAGTTTTACCTTGTCTTACCAAGTGAGCAGCTAAAGATTGTAAACACCAAGTCTTACCGATACCAGCAGGAGCAACTAACACACCTAACTCACCACCAGCTAATCCACCATCCATTACATTGGTTATAGAATCCCAAGGTGTTGGTAGTGTCTCTCTTACTGATTCTGTAAGTCTGTCATTTAGGGATATAATATAATCATGACCTAAGTCTCTTTCACTACCAGCTTTCATAGCAGCATCGATAAGAACTTTTATCTCATCGTATTTCTTTTGTTCTAATAGGTCTACCGATTGCATGATTGATTCTTTGATGACTTGGTTTTTACAGAAACCTAATGTTTCTTGTTTTACAAACTCTAAGTCTGTAGCTTCTATATTTCTCCAAGCATCTTTTAGATTTTCTACAACAGATACTTTTAGAATCTCGTCTTCCATCTGATTGATTTTTATCTTCAGAACTTCTAACGTTGGAGACTTTCTAAACTCCATAAAGTATTTAGCTATTTCTTTTGTTAACCATTTGTTTGCATCTGAGTCAAAATATTCTGGTTCTAATATATCACTTATAGTCTGTATGAATTTGTTATCCGACAATAAAGATGAGATTACCTTTGATTGAAATGTCGGGCCGAACTGATTAAAATTTTCACTCGCCATATAGTTCTCTTCTTTGTTTTTCCTTTAGTTCCATTTGTTTTTTTCTACGATAACGTTCTCTAGCTTTAGCTTGTAGAGCCGCTCTATTTTTATGGTAGTAGTTCATAGACCACTTACGTTGTGCTTCCTTTTTTTCTGACTCTGTGTTGTATTTACGTTTTCTTCCCATTTGATTTCTCAGCCATCTGATTGAGTTTAGCAAAACATTGAACCAACCAACTATCCATATTTGGTAATGTTGCAAATAGTCTATCCTCAATAAACCTTTTTTGAAATTGTATTTTATTTAACCCATTGATAGGTTCTCTAATTTTATCTAAGATTTTAGTTTTAGCAGAGGTGCTGATGTCTACTTCATCTAACTGCATCAACCTATAGTTTCTTTTCAATAACTCTTCACTCTCCTTGAGCTTTTCATCTTCTTTAATAATGTCATCTATATTAAGTATCTTGTCTTCGAGCAAAAGTGGTATTTTTTTTTGAATAGTTTTCAAACCCCAACCACGAACTCCATCTATGTTATCAGACTTGTCACCATCTATTGACCTATAAACAGCAAAGTTATGAGATGGAATACCATAGTCCTCTAAAACTTTAGGAGGATCGTACATCTTCTTTTTTGTTGGTGACCAAACCGATACTCTGTGATTTACCAACTGAAGAAAGTCTTTGTCCGTAGACATTAAAACTATCTTAGATGTCTTCATAACCTGTTTGGTAAGATAAGCCATCGTATCATCTGCTTCTATACCTTCAATAGTAATCGTTGTGATTGGAAGATAATCTAAGTAATCTATAACCCTAGTCAATTGCATCTTCATAGATTGATGTTCATCTTCTTTATCATTGAAATCATAGGAACGATTAAGTCTTTCCGACATGTTCCTACCAGCTTTGTAATCTGGAAATAACTTCTTTCGGCGGTTAGACCCACCTTTACCATCAAATACTATGACAGTTCGAGTAGGTCTAATAGTCCTAATAGCGTATCCGATTGACCTTAGAAAACCAACTATTCCCCCAACATGAGCACCGTCATCATTGAGAGTTGGTATAGCGCTAAAACATCTTATGAATGTATTTAGTCCATCTATAATCAATACCTTGTCGTCAGGTTCTTCTGAATCTAACTCACCGCCTTTTTTCTTTATCTCATCGAGAATAGAAAGGTATCTAGCATTAGTCACCCAACACCTCTTCTGTAATCTCTACATCATCGATACCTAAATCAGCTTTAGTGTATTTCAGTATGACTTTATCACAAATCAACTTGTAACAATAGTCTTTGAAATCTTCATCTTCTAACTTTTCAGCCCAATCCTTAGATTGAAACTTAATCTCTTCATCATTGTGGTCTTTCATAGTATACCAAGCACCACCAACTTTGACTAAGTTGTGGTCTTTAAGAACTTGTAACCAACTACCCTCATCATCTACACCACTTTCAAAGTACAGAGGAAACTCTGCTTTTCTAAGTGGAGGACCCAAACGATTCTTAATCACTTGTGCCAGAATAGTCATACCGATTACATTCTTTTTAGTATCCTTTATTTGACCTTTATTCTTTAAACGAATACGAGTTGATGCATGAAAAGGAAGAGCCTTACCACCTGATGTGGTATAAGGATCTCCAAACATAGCACCTAACTTTACCCTTAACTGATTTGTGAATACCAAAGCTACTCTTTGTCTTCCAATCATCTGAGTAATCTTTCTCATAGCTTTAGATATTACGATAGCTTTTGAAGTAGCCCAACCATCCTTATCAAAGTCTGCATTTAACTCAACCTTAGTTGTAGCAGCAGCTAATGAATCTACTAAGATGGTTACTAACCTATCCTTATCAGACTCACGAACTTTGGTTACGATTTCTTCAATAGCTTCAAAGATATCTTCTACTGTTTCTAAATGTAGATACAACATATTATTTATATCAACACCTATAACACCTAAAAATTCTTCACTTACGGCAGTCTCTGTATCTATATAAACAGCGACACCACCTTTCTTTTGAGTCTCTGAAAGTAGGTGAGCACCTACTAATGATTTACCACTACTTTCCAATCCATTCAGTTCTGTAATCCTACCAACTGCAATACCACCATTAGGGCGATTTGAAATTGCTAAGTCTAACATTGTTGAACCTGTTGAAATGAACTCTTTGATATCTGTTGGTGTTTCTTGAACTCCATCCAAGAAGTAAGCAACCTTATAATCTTTGAACTTCTTATTTAGAGAGTCGGCAAGAACCCCAGCTAAATCGTCTTTAACTGACATATATTTCTCCTATTAGATAGTGGGTGTGTCCGGCTTTGTAAAGAATCCTTCGCACACACTCGGTTTTATTAGTGTTGGCTTCAACACCCACTACACTTTATTTACTTATTGAATAACTCATCAAATGCAGCACTAGCATCTTCAACTTTTGCTGTTTCAGCTACTACTGACGAAGCTTCAGTCTGAGTTCCACTCTCGGTTGATGTATCATCTGGATTCAACCAAGTGTTAAGAACATCTGTTAGCTCCTCATAAGATAATTCCTGATATAATTCAGTAATGTCTTTTTGGTTTTCTAAGAGATTTTCCAATTGTGCTTTATCCTCTACGATAGGATTCTGATTAGGTTTAACACGAATGGTAGTCTTAGGAAAAGAAGCACCACTTTCTTCAGCAGTAATAAACTCTACTGATACATCACGACCACTAACAGCGTCTGTGATATCACCATAGTCTGGATCTGCTATTACAGAAAGTAATTCTTGATAGACCGTCTTACCAAATCCCCAAAAACGAACACCTTGAGTCTCTTCACCTCTAACAATAACAGGAGCAAAAGTTCTCATCTTGGCTTCTAACTTACGAGCCATCTGATACTCTTCTCTGTTTCCACTTGTTTTTAGTTTCTGAGCAAACTCTTCAATTGGGTCTGGACGACCAAAAGAGATTGGTGATAAATAGGTTTTGTTATTCAAACCAAAATGAAAGAACAACTCAATGAAAGGATTATCCTTATTATGTTTGTAAGGTAATACCCTAATGACTTGTTTTCCTGGTTGAGGTTTCCATAGGTTTGAAGTCCTATTGTTTGTGGTTTGTAATTGATTAAGACGCTTACGAATAGAATTAATATCCATTTTTTATTCTCCTTATTTTATTAGTTATTATTCATTTGTTAGTTACATCATTCTGTAACCAATAATATATATCACCCGTAATAGTGAAATACAATTATTTTTTTAATTTTCTTTATGATTTTTTGTATCAACGATGCTGTGTATTTTTGTCGGTATTTTATTTAGTCCGTTCTCATTAGTTAGTAATAAACTATTATAGTAATCATCCCAAGGTATGGGAAATCTCTTATCAAGCACACCACCATTTAGTTCTCTGATAACTTCGTTGAGTGCGTTGATTGTGTATAGTGTATTACTTTGTTTCTTTCTATGTAGTGATATCGTATTTGGAATATCTTCAGGATGATTATCACCATCGTACTCAACATTGTATGTACAGATAAGCTGGTTGTGGTCTTTACCATTCTGAAATACATATATCTTATCGTAGAGTATATCATTACATAAAATGATTAGGTCAAGAATATCATTTAGATTTTCTTTTTGGGTGAATGTGCAGAGTAGTTGTGTTTTCATTACTTCTTTCCCTTTTTAGAAAAACAATCTTTCATATCTTTAGACCACTTGTAATCGGTTGCTAATTTACCTGTTTTACCTCGTTTTGTTCTCATTGTTTTCTGACCTATTTCAATTTTTTCACCACCAGCAGTTATAGCATACACTAATCTTTTTCCACCTGTAGTTAATCCTTTTTGTGTTCCACTAACACCTTTTTGTGCTTCAATATCACCAACTTCTAAACGAGTTACGAAATCATTTTTGTTTTTAACATCACCACCCATACAACCAACCAACGTCTCGCCATCAACTGCAAGTCCAGCGTGATTAGTTTCAAACATACCAGGATACTTATGAACACCTGTCTTTGAATCAGAATTGGATGCTTCCAAATGAAATTGTTTCCACACAGTTCCACCCTCTAAAAATGTTCCTAATCCTACTTCTTTACCATCTACATCTATTTTTATTTCATCATTATCTTTTGTGAAATCTCTTTGGGCTTGTAATGTTCTATTTCTTATATCTTCTAATTGAGTAAATATATCAGGTGCACCTTTTTCGACAAACCTTGAATTTAATCTTTCCATCAATGTTACTTGGTCATCAGTTGGTTCTATAGGATTACCTTTTACATCTACTCCCTTATCTTCATCAGCCATAAATTTTAAGAATGCATCTAAGGCTTGTTCATCAGTTACAGTTCTATGGTTTACTCCATCCGGTAAATATTTTCTCAATTTTGAATTTAGTTCACCTCTTTGGTTAACAACAGATTTCCACTTTGTAGATGTTGCATTTTTATCTTTACTACCATCAAGATTCTCATCATTCTTTATACTATTAATTGCATCTTTTGGTTCTACATTTTTCTGAAACCACTTACCTGGACCTGTAACCACTTGTTTCAATTCTTTTTCTGTATCATCTAAAGTATCTACCAACTCTCTATTTTTACCCTTAACTGCTTCAGCTTGTTCTTCTGTAATTTTACCATCTTTAACCAGCCTATCAACATTTTTTTCAT